GTATCAAAAACAACACCATTGGTGCTATAAAATTTATAATCATACTGGAACTTTCCATCAATGGAGGGTACGCCCGTATAGGCAGGCAAGCGCACTCCATCAATATCTTCCGCTATCTTATCTATATACCTATCAGGAATTTCAAACCGCGCTCGCTCCAAAGCATTATCAGGCAAGTCTTTTAAATTTTGCTGACCAAATCCACCAACAATCTGCATCACCTCAGCCATTGCTCCGCTATACCATGTTGGTCGCTGCTGCACGTATTGAGTGGTGATGAAGTCACTGACAACATTTTGTGAAATAAACTCAGGTACAAGTTTATCATTCGGTTTAATCACAAAACGCTGTAATGAAAATTGCTTTTCTGGCAAATCTTCATCTATTGAATAGTTGATTAGTCGTTTACGGCATTGTTCAGTGACTTTTAATCCTACACCATCTTCCTGTCTTACCCTTGAATTGCTAATCACTCCACTAAACAGCATGGGTACATAGACTTTTGCTAAACCATCTAACTCGAACTCATCTAATAGCTCTTTGTAAGCAATAGCTTTAAGGATACCTCCCATGTCCTGCAATATGACATACCCACCATCAGGCAAGTCTTTGACCTGCCGAATGCTGTCTATATTTGAGATGGCTTTTTGATTGCTTAATTTTTTAAGCTGGTGATCAATGAACAAATTGTCATTTTCAGTGAGTTTGCCATTGACCACCAAAAGCCCATAAGGACGTGGACTATGCATCTTTACGCTGCTGTAAAGCTCAAACGATAACCGATTTCATATTCATCACCATCTTGGAATACACGTGCTGCTGTGTATTTTGATGCTGAAATTAAGGTGCCAGTTGTGCCACCTTTTGTACTATTTGTCAGCATTGCAGCACCAGTCACGGTAAGTTGTGATGATGTAGCAATCGTCACTTTAGCTACTGCATTGAAGTTATCAATTGAATTGGTTGATGTATTTTGCGGTGTCCATTGTGGACGTGTGGCATTGGTATAACCCTCAGTCATACTCACAATTTCAGCCGCAACTGCGGCAAAGTTTGCGGCCGTCCAAGTGGCTGCTGGTGCTGTTGCACCACTGAATAATGCAAGGTAATAACCTGCTGGCTTTGCTGTTGTCCCCATTGCTACATTCAGTAGATGAGCTAGACCTTCATTGACCACTAGGTTGTGAGTTGTTTGCCACTCGCCACCATTAATACGGTCAAAGTATTCGCCTTGTGCCAAAATACCTTGCTTTGGGAAATAGATGCCTTGCTCAGTCATCTGGTAATTTTCGGCTTTTAAATCATTTTCCAAGTCTTTCGTGTTCATCATCAAGCACCATGTAAGTAAACAATGACATCACGTTACAATGGTTGTTACCCTTCTCCCTAGCCTTACAGACCTACCAGACTTTGCTGTGATTCCTTTTAATATACCAGCGTGCAATTCAATAATTTGACCACTTGAAGTACCGAGTATGTAACCATTTTCTGCCAACCACAACGCAGTTGAATTGCCACCCTGAGATATATCGGAGCCAATATCATTATTGTCAATTTCAATCGCACTATCGGCTACTGGTGCATGAGTCGTTTTTGCCTGAAAAGACATATCTTGTGGCTTATTGCCTGTTAGAAAAACAACATGAGTGACTTGACCAACCCAAATACCACCATCAACTGGCAGAATAAAAGTAATACGTTGTGGCATAACGACAAAGCCAAACTTTTCATCGTGAAGATGATATGCCAGTGGTTCTGAAAATCTGAGTATGTTTTTATCGGCAGTGAGCAAACGACCTTGCCAATACTTCATATATCGACCCGTTGGCATAGGCGATAAGCCTTTAAAACGAGCTGTCATCCCCAAATCTAAACTATTAATTGTGACCGAGCTTGTACTGATTGGATGATCAGAATGACGCAATAGCTCACCACCATTACGATCAGATATATAAATCCTGACGTGCGTAATGGATTGATCAAGACAGTAAGGTAAATTTACTTGGATACTTGAAAATGATGGATCATCAAGATGGCTATTCGATGTAAGACTAATTTGATCTGATGCAATTTGTGACAAAGCCGATTCTTGTTGATCGCGCAGCCATGAGATTGCCACGCTGTAAGTCCCACTTTTCAAGGACCCTCCACTATCTAGCATAGTCAAAATAGGTGTAGCAGGCGTATCAATCGTTAATGAGCGAATGTATTTCCCATCATAAGTCCACAGACCTAATTCACTTGCAATATAAACAAGATTATTGATGACCTCATAACAGAGTTGAGTATGACCAATTTTTGCCAATACTTCATGTTGCCATGTTTGTGCATTTAATTTAACAAACTCAGTGTCTAATGTTGCAAACACATCATTATGCAATGGACTTTGCCAAATGTTCTTAAAACTTAAAGGCGATACTTGGCTTGCCCCTTTTCGCAAGGCAATCCGTCCTGTATCTGAAATATCGACATTTATCGCTTCACGCACAAATAGTTTTGGCGCATCACCACCACGCTGTAAACCATCATCCGCAACAACATTATTCATGCCTGCAAGTGGGAATAATTTTAAAGCTGCCACTAGAATGCCCCTTTTCTGTACTGATCTGCATTACCATCTGGACGAATGTAATGTACTGCTGGTTTTATATTAGGCACTGCGACGATTAAGGTATCAACACCCACAGGTTGAATAGAAAGACTTGGTTTAGGTAGCTCTTGGCGAACAACGCGCATACGTTTATCAAATTGTGTGTAGTCATATTCCATGACAAAACTCTCAAAGCCTTGAGCTTCAACATTTCTGATTTTTAAGGAAATGAAAGTATTTCCAAATGCTTCACTTTCAAAACCACCGTAGCTCCCCTTGATCAACTCACCAATACGCAAACCTTGCCACATAAAAGGCGCATCACCACTTTTTCCTGTTCCCATTTGTAAGTGGTCACTACCAATAGCCTTGATGGTGCGGTTAAAGAAATCTATAACAGGTCTATTTAGGGCAGGTGAATTGATACCATTTGGTTTAATAAAAAATGCACCACCATAAGGAATACTTAAAGATGGCAGTCCAAAATTCTGCATATCACTTGAATCAAACTGTTCAATGACTTGGTCAAAAGGGCCAACAACATGAAAACCAATACGCTGACTTCTGAACCCAAAGTCTTTCAAATTAATATAACGTTTTTTTAACTGAATTTTATGTTCGCTTCCTAAGTTACTTTGATTTCCAGCACCCACAGAAAACTTTCGATGTTTCAGCGTGATTGTGGGATCGCCCACACCTTTACCACTTCTACCATCAACAACGTATAAATCTTGATTGGGATGATTTACTTTCGCTTGATCTGGAGCTTCCATCACCGCATAGATGGTGTGTGGTGATAATCTTGGATTAGAAACTATTATTTTATTATTTATACCTGAAACAATAATTTCTCGATTTTTGAGACCAACAAAATGATTACCAATCGTCAATTCCTGTAAACCAGGTTGCACCAATATCCCGTTTGATTGCGTATAGTGACTCCCATATCGACTTGCTATAAATCCTACTGGAAAAATCACATTTGTTTTAAGGTTTGGAACAGGTACTTGCTCATCAGGTATCTCAATACCATGACCGCCTTTTTGCTCGCCATCCATTTCAATAGCATCTAACCAAATATATTGCGGATAATAAGGTGGCACACCTGTCTTAATTACTGTGTGTTTAGGTATAGACCATTGAGTAAACCCACTCACCGAGAACTGCCGATCCCTAAATGCTACCTCAATCCTACCCCATACAACTGTTTCACTGCCTTGCTGTAACAGTTCGCGCCATTGTGTACGGATACTAGCTTGTCCAAATTCTTCACTATTACGACCTCTAGTACCTAATTCTGGTGTAAGATTTTTAACTGCTGGTGTTCCATAAGCATCTCTCAATGTCCAACGTGGCGTAATGATATTCCAGTGAATACTTAATGATGGATTACCAAATGCCTGATAATCATCAAAACGCCCTACTTCTTCGATATATCGAGTGTACAAATGAATTTTATGAATCGGTATATAAGGTGGAGCAATGGCATAGCGTTGTTCAAATTTTAAGGCCCTGATTCGATCTGCAATCATCGGTTTACCAAACTCAAGACTTTCAAAATTACCAATACGATTGAAATATCTTCGGGTATTCAGAATTGTTGTTATACCAAAGGCATCAGCTTTAAAACCTTTTTGAGCAATAACAGGTGCAGCGTTGTAAATCACTGACCAACTACCGATATAAGGTGGTTCAATGCCTTGTAGTTTTAATTTTCTTATTCGATCAGCAATCATTGCCTGACCAAAAGTCAATGCACTCAATCCACTTGGAGACAATAAACGCGCTTTGTTTTCAGTATTAGGTTCACCAACACGTGCAAAATTACTCCCTATAGCACCAATGGTTTTGTTTTTATTGGCTACGGCTGTCCAACCCGTCCATTTAGGTGGGACTAAACCGCTATCACCATCGTAAAATTGAACAATGTATTGTCTTAAATTCCAAAATTTATGCGTACCAAAACGATGACCACCCTCTTGTCCAGTGCTTAAAAACCCAGTGGACTTGATATATTTTTTCCATAAATCAATTGCAGATATGCCAAAGGGATTGATGAAACCTTGCGGATAAATCGACTGGCTTTCAGGAATGATTCGGCTACCAAATCGTGTTGCAACATATCCAAAAGGTTGAATATTTTGTGTTACACCAACACGATGGTTAGCAATTTTAGGGTAATCAATAGATATGGGTGCGAGTGACCGCACACCATAAGATAGCCATGAATTATCCCCAAATGATGAGTGTGTTGAACCCTTTGCTAATAATACTCTGCGTCCATGTTCTACACGTGGCGTACCGTAACCGTCATTAAAGATGCCTGTTGGCTTTAAATACCTTGTAAAGTGCCAAACATTTATTTCACCAATCGCAAGAGATTCATGTCCCAAGCCTACATAAATATTTCGAGTTTTGTTTGAAATCCATGTAGAGCCAAAAATATTTTGATTATTTCCACTAGGTTTTAATTCTGGTGGCTTAGTAAGTATATGTGTACCAAATTTAGGTTGATAAAATCCACTTGGCTTAATAGTACGAATACGATAACCAATTGCTGCATTTAATCCAGTAAAGCTGTTAATCCCAATAGGTGCAATAGATGGCGTTTTATTGTGTATTGTATTGCTACCAAAGTTTTGATTATCCAATCCTTTAGTAACTATATTTCTTAGGTTACTTTCAACAACACCCCAATCACTGAAAGATTGTGCATATAAACCCGATACTTTAACTATTCTTCTCGTATTTCTTATTGAAGTATCACCAAAAATACCGCCAGCTATTACAGTATTTACACCTGTCACCCCAATTTTTTGAGTAGGATCAAATACTTTTGGGTAGCCTGAATTGAAAGCATCTATATAGCTTGGCCCTAAGTATCGTGGACTATGTGAAATCCAGGTGATACCGTAGCTATCAGTAGTAAAACCTTTTGGTGATGGGTTACGTTGAACCCATGGAGTACCAAAGGACCACGCTATGATGCCTGCAGGTCGAATATGACGTGGTGAAACATTAGGGTTAGATACTTGCTGTGTTGGTGGTGCAATGCTGTCTGGTCGTGCTTCTTGATTTGCACGTGTATTGACGACTTTAGGCGTTGGGAATGCTAGGGCATTTAAGCCGTAGGTATTAACAAACTTAACACCACCTTGCATATAAGCTGTACCAAATACAGCACTATGCAAACCACCGTATAAAACGTATTGGCGCAAGTTGTAGATTGTAGGACGACCAGATGCACCAATATCCATACTTGGTGGAAATAACTGATCGGTGACATTTTTAATTTTTGCCTGACCAAAGCCGCTTGCTAATAAACCACTTGGTAAAACAAATCTATTTTTATTGAGTAGGTTTGTTTGACCGAAAATACTCTCACTGTATGCGGTTGGCTTTATAAACTGAGGGTATATTGTTTTTACAGCACCAATATATAACGAATTAAAACCAACTCCATTGATATTTTGATTCGTACCACCAGCATTCGGGTCATAAGTAACCTTTAAATCGTACGGATTTGTTAGTACGCTGGGTTCTGACGTGGCTTGATAAACACCTATTAATCCCCGTGGCTTACTATTGTCTGCCATAATTAATTACTCAAAAACTGTTCGGCAGGCGGGGTGAAGTTTTCAGTATAACGCGCAACACCTTTTGTAATTCTCAGCTCATCGATATACCCATCGAAGAATGTTCCACCGCCACCTGCATATCTGCCTAACCATAATTCTAGGCTATTGTAGTTATGTAAATCATTGCCACTAGCTTTTGCTATACCATCAATATAAATAGTTGTGACCCCAGAAAGCCTAACTATAGCAATATGATACCAACGATTTACTTCTAACGGTATTAGAGTGTTATATAGAGGACCACTAACACCCGTAGTAGGGTTGTAATATCGCAATGTATTGTTGTAGTACGATAGCGTTCCGTTATTACCTAGACCAGAGCTGTGATCAATGAGGTATCTATTCCCACTAAGGGAATTGAAGTTTGCAAATAATTCCCAAGTAAAGTCACCTGTGCCGTAAGCAAAACCACTACTGAATCCTGTACTTAATGAACTTGCACCGTCTAAAAATAGGGACGATAAACCAAACATACTTTTAACAGCAGACAGTTTAGTATCCCCTAACCTATCCCACACTCGCCCGGTTTCATCTGTAAACGATGCACTATTGTTGTCGCCCTCAAAATGTAGCAACGCTGATACATTTTGCCAATAAATATCAGACAGTGTTGCTGTGACTTTCACTTCAGAACTGTTTAAAGAAACTCCGTCGCGAAAGACTCTTGCAATGTAGTAATAACTTTCACCATCAACAATAGATGTGTCGATGTAATACATGGTTTTCAAGTTTGATACTAGTGGGGATGGTAGTTCTGCGTCTGCAATACCCGACATACTTGTATAAGACCGTATGATTTCAAAATAATCAAAATGCCCAAACTGCGAAAACTCAATACGAATACCTGCCATAACTGATCTGCCTTAACCGTTAATAAGGTTGCCGTAATAATCTTCCTGTTTCCAGTAGCCTTTTTTATCATGCCAAATACAATACTGATCAAAGAAAATTTGTTCACCTTTTATTAGCTTGTCCTGGACGAACCCACCAATCCATAATTCAACTTCGCCGTGGTGCCGGCGGCTGAGTTCGACACAGTACATTTGAAACTTTGGCTGTGCCATCAAATGTGGCCAATTAATCTTGACTTCATCAGCTGCATAAACATCAGCCTTGAACCCTTGCACACCAACGCCTTGGGTTGGTGGTTTTTCCGTAGTCGGTTGTGTTAATTCTTCACTTGTCGCCATGAGCATCACCTTTATATTGGTTCAGCCCCATAAAAATATGAGGCTATCAACGGATAAGAAATTCATGTGAGATAATGGATTCACACCTTGAATATCTTATTTGTTCCGTTATCCCAAGTTACAATGATGTCACCGCCATTCGGTGTGATCGGTAGACCTGTTGCAGTATCGATGTATGCAATTAATGGGCTTGTTGCTTCCACACCAGTATCCGCATAAATGATGATAGATTCAATTGATGCGCCAGTAACAGAGGTAAAGGTCACATCGGCTGCATCAGCTGCGCCACCTGTCGTAGCTTTGGATGTGAGCGTGACCGGACCTGCAATACGTGCCGATGTTGGGATATCAGATAAATATTGGTGTACAGATGTTTGTGGCGTATATGCACCTGTATCAACCAAGATGACCTTAATTGTGTCAGTCATCCAGTTAATCTGTGCTTCTAAAAAACGCTGACGTGCAAAGTCATAGAGTGTGTTTGCCATGTGCTTGAGTCTCCGTAGCTGAATCGGAAGCACTCATGCGCTCATGTTTAATTTCAATGTGATTATCTGCTTCAACACAAATTCGAGCCAATTGTCCTGATTTTTTGATCAATTGAACTTTGGCACCGCCAATGTAAAGCGTATCTTCGGTCTTTAAATCAATTGTACGTTTGCCCATCTTTGTGCATGATTAAATAAAATAAGTAAGATCATTATGTAAAAAAACCCTGAAAAGCTTTAGCCTTACAGGGGTGCTTATGTCACAAGCAAGTCATGGCATGAATGGAATAACGTTATGCGGTATATCCTCACGAGTGGGGTGCTTATGTCACAAGCAAGTCATGGCATGAATGGAATAACGTTATGCGGTATATCCTCACGAGTGATGCGTCGCAAATCACTATCAGGGCGAATACCGAAATAATCTGTAAACTCCTGCTCTGCTAATGCTGAACGATTTGGATCAAAGAACTCAGAATCAGGTACGCTAAATGCCCGATACAACGCCCAATGGATTAAATGCACATGATGAATCTGGTTAATTTCTGGAATATCGGTATCATTCTGCATGGGTAATAATGGAACGCGATAACCTTCTAATTGCAATTGACCCGCAATTGAAGGAACAGGTATTAAACGAACGCCCGTATCATCTTGAATTGCATGTTCAGGCTTGCCTGATTTCACTCGCCAATTCTCACCATCATAATAATGATCAAGTAATTCAGCTGACATTAAAGTCAAGTATTGTCCTTTTGTTCCATCACTCGGCTGGAACCACACTCGAGTCAATTCGTATAACGATTCATGCAACTGATAACGAGACGAACCAATTAATACAT